AGATGCAAAGTGCACTAGAATTCTTGGCTCCTGTTGGCTGTAGTCAAAACAACCCCACATATGTTTATCTTCTGGTATAAATAAACTTCTAATCAGCGGTCCAAGATGCTTGTGTCGTGCAGGAATCTGCTGGAGGTTTGGGTTGTTGTAACTAAACCTACCTGTCACTGTGCCGCCCTGGTCAGATCGTATCTGGTTTATCTCCGCGTGTATGCGGCCGTTGTGTTCATGTTTAAGTATTGTATCAATAAATGTTGTGTTTGCTTTGTTAATCTCTCTTGCTTCGTTAATTAGTTTTGGTAGCTCAGCAGGATGTGTTGCAAGAAAGTTTTTTGTAAAGCTGGGTGCGCCCTTCTCTGTCCTGTCGTATGGTAGTTTTACTTTTTCAAACGCTTTTGCAATCGATGCAGCAGCCCAAATCTCAACGTCAAAACCTGCTATTTTATTTATATCTTCTAATAATTTTTTCTCTGTCTCTTGTAGCTGTGCCTTGACAGACATAGCTTTTTGTACATCTACACGTACACCTTGAAATTTCATATCGACCAAACATGGAAACAAGTTTGTTTCTAAATTAAATACATCCCACAGATCTTGTTTTGATATTTCGTGTTGCAGTGCGTGCCATAACTTCAATGTGATCTCTGCATCTTTCTCTGCATACTCACCAACAAACGGTGCGGGCAGTCTCCACATCTCTGCTTTTGGATTGACACCAAAATCTTTTGCAGCATCTTGTAAAAGTTTTTCATTCTTACGCATGCCAATATAATCTTTACCAACAGAGTCTAGTGTGTAGCTGAATCTGTTTTCGTCTATCAAACTTGCGGCTATCATCGTGTCAATGATGCCACCGTTTATGTGAAAGCCAAGTGACCTGATCCAGGATACGTCATACATAGCATTGTGAAATATTTTTGTAGATGTCGTGTTTAGTAATTCTTCAAACCAATCCAACACCAATGCGCGGTCCATGTTCCCACCACCTTCGTGCGCTATAGGAAAATAGCCGGACCAGCCCTCGACCGCAACGGCTATACCGACTATCTCCCCGTCTCTTCTTACCGCACCTGAGCCTAAAGTTAACAGGTTTGGATCTCGTGTTTCTAAGTCGATAGCTATCTCACTATGACTAGATAAATCTGGTAATCTATCTGGTGGCACCCACTCAGTTTCCGGTGTGAATAATGGTTGTTGCAGTGTTCTCAACTGTAATCTCTCTCTATTATCATATCGATAAAATGTTTCGCTTTCTCGAGGTCCTCTTTACCTCTTTTATCCTGATGCCTTACAATATATTTTATAGCACAACCCTCGGCAAATAACAATTTGTTTTTATTGATGAATTCGCTAGGCTGTATCTTATATTTTTTATAATGGTCGCCTCCGACCTGATTGTCGTATGGGTTAGACATATGTGCATTCTCCTGTTTCTACATTTACATTTAAAATATTTACACCAAGAATTTTCTGTATTGGTGTCAATGATCTGTTAATTTTATATCCGTCTCTCTTTCTTACACACTCTGATTTTACATCAATGAGTATAACTTCGTGTTCTTTTATTGCAACAAGATCAACTGCTCCTTGTTGTGACATGTTTCTACAAACTAAGTATCCTTGATCCCATAGCCACATTGCAGCAATGTATTCTGCTTTGTCACCTTTTATGTGTTCATGAAATCTCACAGCATGTATGCTCTGTCATAATTTTTTGGTTCTAATATGTGTAGTGCTTTCTTTGCTCGTGTCACAGCGACATAGAATAAACGATGTAATTCATCTGGATTGATATCGTTATGGTCAGCAGCAGACTTAGTAATATCAGGTAAAAGTAATACATTATCAGCCTCACCTCCTTTTGCTCCGTGTATTGTTGATAAAGTTATGCGTGGGTTTTGTTTAAAACTTTCTCTGTTTGATAGCATGTTACGAATATAGTTTTCTGTATTGGTATCCAAACCTGCAAATGCTTTGTACCAAACATCTTGTGTTTGTAATCCGTGGTTCTCGAGACACTCTTCAATATAATATCCTTCTTCGTTCTCATCAAACGTTTTACCTTTTTGATAACCCTTGGTCACATTTTCTCCAAGGTAAGAATAAATATTTTTTATTGATGCGACTGGTAATAGTTGTTCACCGTTTCTCCATCTTTCCCAAGTTTGTATTGCAAGAAGTAAATCTAGTTTGACAGAGTTTTTTGTTTTGTGTGAATAGTACCAACCTTGTAGCTCACATAAATCTTTTATGTGGTCTAAAAAATGATTGGCAGATGATAACACCAACCACTCACCTTGTGACATGTCTACCTGTGTGACATCAGAGTATCTTGTAAGATCACCCATCTCTTGTCTTGGCATGTAATCTTTGTCGTATCTGTTTGATACGTTTCTAATTATGCGTTGTGATAAATCATGTATCGGTCCACCAGGTATTCTGTAAGATTGGTTTAATGTGTCGACGTAATCTACTTCTTCTTTAAGTGCAATAAAAGTATCAACATCAGCACCAGCCCACTTAAAAATAGCCTGGTCATCATCACCAGCAATATAGGTCTTGTCTGCTTTTCCCCATAACGTTCTAACCATTCTCCATTGTAAGGGTGAAAGATCTTGTGCCTCGTCAATAAATAACACGTCGAAAGACGGTGATATATCTTGTTCAATAAATTTTGAAACCATGTCATTGTAATCAATAAGTCCTTTTTCTTCTTTATATCGTTTAAGTTCTTGATCTAAAAGATATAATAGATCTCGTTCGATGTCCAGACTGTGCTCGTTTCTGTCGTACAAATCTAAGACAGGTATCTCTAAAACCCTTGCTTTGTTTATCAAACGTAGATACTCGTTATCAGAATTAAATGTGCCGTTGCCGTCATCGTACCAAGCTGTCTTGATAGGTATGCCACATTTCAAACCAAAGTCTCTGTAGTCTGCATGACCCATGACAGTTTCTTTCTTTGCACCCAACATCCTAAATGCTAGTGAGTGTAGTGTTCTAAAATATGGTATCTCTTTTTGATCTATCATAAATTTTTCTTCTGCTCTTCGTGTTGCTTCCCACGCTGCTTTCTTTGTAAAAGAAAAGTATCCTATCTTTTTTATGTCTGTTCCTGACCGCAAAAAGTCGTCCACTAAATCTAGTAGTGTGGTTGTCTTGCCTGTGCCCGGTGGTCCTAGTATTATTGTTTTCAAACTAAACCTCCGCCTGAAAAACCCCAACGTTTTTTAGATTTTTGTAAAACTTCTTTAAAAGCATCATTGTCTATTCTGTTTCTTTTACTTTTATTTTTATTGGATTCTAAATGTTCTAAGTTCCACGGGACATGTAAACCAGAAACATTTTCTCCCTGTATGGGGTAAATGTGATCCACATGATAACCGTCAGGACAAGTTAAATAAATTTGCTCTATTTGATCTAATTGTTCTTTTGTTAACCACGGAGGAGTTGCTTTCAATTTTTTTGCTCTGTAATTGGCCCCCTTTAAATTAACTTTTTTTCTATTTTTTTGTGCCCATTCTTTGGTCCACCTAGTTGTGGTGCCCTCTGGAAGACTGTCACGATATCTTTTAATAGACGCCTTTCTTTTTTCTTTATTAGCATGATACCATGCTTTACCTTTTAAAGATTGTTTAAGTTTATAAAGTTCAGGGTTTTCTGCCTCTTTTCTTTTTCTGTACTCTTTAGCTTTTTCTCTAAATTCTTGATATTTTTCTGGATCATTTTTCTTTTGTAATTGACGTTGTATACTGTTGTAATGTTTTCCGTTTTTCTCAGCAAATTTAATATGCCACTGTTTATTTTTTTCTGCCATTTTTTCTCTAAAACCCGGTTCAGTTTCTTTTCTAAAAGCTAGTCTCTCTCTATATTTTTTGTTTATTTCCTCTTTCCAAACAGGATCCTCTTTCCTTCTCTTTGCTCGTTTTGCATTGGTGCGTCTAGAACTCGCTAAACATCTTTCCGGATTGTTTTTTACCCACTGCTTTCTGTATTCTTTTGCAAATGGATTGTTATCTCTACATTTATCAGAACAATAAACATACCTTGGGTGATTTATTTTAGGTTTAAAATCATCACCGCACGTTTTACATTTAATTATACCCACACTAGGAGCTTTATAGTTCCATTTTTTTTCTTGCTTCTTTGTTTTCCAATAAGCTACCTGGCATTTCTTACAACAAAATTTTTGTCTTGAATTTTTTGGATCAAATTGCTCGTTACATATTTCACAGTTTTTCATTAAAAAGGCGTCTCCTGATATTTATCTTGGCTTATTTCTGGTTTTGTTTTTCTCATCGCTTTTATTTTTATAACTCTTGGTGTCTGATTTTTTAGAGTCATTCTAATTTCATCTTCAAAAATATCTTCCAGTGTCTTAATTAAATTACCCGTTTTAATTTTATCCATCTCCCAGTTGTTGCGTTTGCAAAAAGAATAAAAATCATCCATCCTAAAATATGTGTGACCATCGTCAGTCCATGACATTTTGTTTAACATATCTTCTTTTGTTCTTGCTGCAGGTCTGTTGACTGTAAAATCATACAATAAATTTATTATTTGATTTATTGGATCTAATGATTCTAATGGTTCTATTTCCTGTAAATTAGATAACAGAGGGCTAACATATATTTCTCTCCAGTCTTTTGCTTTTGGTATTGGTGTCATTATATCTGCTTGATCTAAAACAGCTAAAGCAAATAAGTTTGGATTGTGTAATTGTTCTGTTTTTAATTCTACTCTTTTACCACCCACATTTAAAAACCATTGTGGTGGATTAGATTTTATTTTTGTAAGTGTATCCAGTCCTGGCATTTGCTCTTCCTCAAAACCAACACCAAATTTTTTAGTTCTACACTTTGCAGGATTACATACACTGCATATTGGTTGTTCTTTACATCTATATTTGTCGTAGCCTTTTCTGTTTAAAGATTTAATTAATAATTGAACTTCAGAATTACTAAGTGGTGGTGACATAACTTTTTGATTATCAGCTACTAACATGTCTTCCCAATTATCTGGATTAGATTTTTTTCTGTAAACACCAACATTAAATAAACCATTATTTCTAGATCCTTCACCAAAACCCTCGTCTGCCAATCTATTTAAACAAGGTGGACCATCACTAAAAAATTCTTTTACCTCAGCTTTTTTGCTAACCACTATCTGCTCTATCTCTTCTCTGGTCTGCACCCACTCATCGTATATAGAATAGAATGATTCTAAACTAGCAGCCTCACCTCCGGCTTTCACTGCATATCTCAAACCTCGAGCTCCACCATGATAAGGTAAATTTAAAAAATTACCTGTGTCTCCACGTTCAGCTAAAATTTCAGTTTGTTTTGGAAAAATCTCACTACCTGCATAACCCAAAGCGTCTGCCATTGCTTTGAGTTTTGACTGCATCAATGATGCAGGAATAAATTCTTTAGCAAATAAAAACAAATGTGCCCCACCAGATTTTGACCTAAACGTGACTAATGGAAAACTAAGTCCTTTTATATCTCTCATCAACGCTACGTGATCTACATTATAAACATCCACATCAATACAACCCCACTTACATTCGTTGTTTTCGTTAATCGGTATCACACCTAGAGCAGGATCTTTACCGGCCAAATGATCTTCCCAAAGATTATCAGTGACTGGTTGTCTTTTTATAAAAGCTTTACCATCTGCTTTGCCTTTATCATTTGTCGTTCCTGATAATATCAGCTGACCATACGCGCTGTTGTTGCCTTCAAATATCTGTTTAAATTTCATTTTTTCGTGGCCTCCCTGATCTTGGTTTGCCTCTGTTTGGTCTAAAGGTAGGTTTACAGATGTCGTTGCAATATACTTTTTGTTTTTGCCACTTTGTTATTTCAAACTTTTGCTGGCATGTTGGACATATTCTTGTCATAATTATTCCTTTCTATATAAAAGGCCCATGAAGAGGGGGGAGTCAATCCATGGGCCACCATGATTAAAATGGCACTTTGTCTTCCGACTTAGTCTCACCTTCACCATGTTTCACCTGAACGTTACCGACGCTCGAGGCAAACTGCTTTGCAGCCTCGTACAAATTTTTATCTTGTACGGGACCAACCTTAGTCACATTCCAACCAAACCAAGTCCCCTTGTCATTTGATTGTTGCACTGTGCTAAGATTATACACGTGACTATAGGAAGCCGGTGTAAACATACCACTCTTTCCTTTGAGTTTAATACTGTTCATCATCGAGTTCCACGATCTACTAATCTTCAACTGAGTTGATTTCATAGTGATCAACGCTTGTGACATGTCCTCTGTTAATACAAAGTATGATGCCGTGTTTTCTAGATAATTACCATTTGGTAATCTATCTTTGTAGTCAGCGCCTCTAGTTGTATCTTTTATGATACCACTTTCGACCGAGTGAATCGCAACTGGAGCACTAGTGCCCTCGCCACGATCTGACCATTCAACATATTCCCGTTTATAACCACACGGTACTAAGTTGACACCCGTCTCACCATCATATGTCTGCCTAGTCACGGTATTGAATATCATACCTGGCTCTGCTCCATC